AGTTGTAAAACAAGGGGAGCAGATGCACCAACCAAAGCCAAACTAAATACCCCAACAAACTGAGGGGCAGAAGGTATGTACTGATCTTTCCACTCAACTGCTTCATAGATAGTTATACATTCAGACCCATCTTGCCCTCTTTCGTGTCCAATAACACGCTCTAGTTTCTTTTCGTTACGAAAATCTCCTACTCTTTGGTCATTTTTACCAGGGCAGGGAGGAAAAGGAGGTGGGGGTGGTTCGGGTAAGTCAGGAATCTTTGGCTGCTCTGTTTCTGGTAAGGGCGGTGGCTCATTATCGACAAGCGGTTCTTCTGTAATGACAAGATTCTCAGGTGTATAGTCAAGAGGTACAAAACCAGGAAACGGAAAATCACACGTTGTAAATACACCATTTGGATCTTCTAATAATAAATTACGATTACCAGTATTTTTTATATCACGATGTTGATAAGTACAACCAGGAACATCAATATCAGGTGGCTTTGCTATCTGTAAATAATGAGGATTATACGGCCCTGGAATGTTTGGAATGTGTATCTCAGGAATACTTACGTCAGGTATTTCAATCGTAGGCATCTCTTCTTTTCAATACCTCTACATCGGAATAACACTTGGGGCAGCTTAAATTAGTTCGTACAGAATATTGTGTATCATCTTCAATATCATGATCTCCACCCCAAACTAATTCTGAATCGCACCAAAAGCAATTCATTTAATAATCGGCATTGATGGGCCTGTTGCTTTTGGTAGCCCTTGATCTAATACTTTAGGCATCATTCCAGATACATTATCAAGAATCTCATTCATAACCCTTGATTTAAACTGTTCTGATGTTACATATTTGTATGCAAAGTACGTTCCACCACTCATGGAAGCTACCATAATGAAAGAGATGATACTCAAAACATTAGCTATTTTTTGAAACATGATTAAAGAAGCATTATTAAAAGCTTTAGCACCTATTTCTTTGATGGTGCTTTTTCTGATTGTTGGCCTAGCTCCACTATACCTGTTGGCTGGTCTGATGACTCGATCTTTTTCAACAACATCTCCTTCGCCTGTATCCCACCCTCAATCATCAAAATAGTTTTTGTTTCTTCTTCTAAAACTCTTTGAGCCTGGTTTTTAGTTTGAATGTGTTTTGCTAGTTCTTCTTTCCATTGAACTAATTGTTTTTCAATAATTCCTTTCATAATTAAACAATAGTAAGAGTTTCTCCTGACCCTACTGTAACAGTAACACCACTGTTAACTGTAATAGGGCCAGCAGCCATAGCATTTTTGCCGTTAGTTATAGTATAACTTGTTGTTACAGTTTGACCATTTTCGTAAAATACCTCATCTGATCCACCACCAGTTGCACCGCCAGCCGAGATACCTGTAAGGTTTGAACCATCTATAGCTGGTAAAGCACCAGATAAATTAGATGAATTTAGTGTAGAAGAAGAGGTAAGATAACCAGCACCATTAGAAATTTGATTGTTGTTAGTAACATTAGTTGCACCAGCAGCAATTCCATCTAATTTATTTTTTAAAGTAGTTGTAAAATTATTATCGGTCTGAGAAGTAACAGAAAAATCTAAAGTACCATCACTGTCCTGATAAGTAACAGATATTCCAGATTCACTATTTCCCGAAACCATATTGCCAACAATGTCTTGAACTTGCTCATTTGTAAGAGTTGCAGTGATGTACCCTGCTCCGTTTGTAATGTTTGAGTTATTCAAGGAAATATTTGCTGTTCCGTCAAAAGAAACACCAGCAATTGTTCTTGCGGTAGCTAAAGCTGTTGCTGTAGCAGCATTTCCAGAAGTATTTTGGTTTCCAGACGTGTTAACACCAGGAAGATTTATGTTTCCCGTTCCATCAAATGATACTCCTCCAATATTTCTGGCAGTTTGTAAAGCCGTTGCTGTAGCAGCGTTTCCAGAACCAGTAATATAACCAGCCCCATTAGTGATTGCATTATTATTTAAAGAAATATTCCCTGTGCCATCAAACGAAACACCAGCAATAGTTCGTGCAGTTTCAAGGGCTGTTGCTGTTGCTGCATTTCCTGTCGTGTCTTGATTAAGAGTTGCGACTCTAGCTGCTGCAAGCGTTCCAGAAGAAATGTTGCTTGCATTTAAACTTGTTAGTGATGCACCAGATCCACTAAAAGTTGTTGCAGTGCAAGTACCTGTAACATCTAGACCAGCCGTTGCGTCTACATTTGTATTAAAAGTAACTCCACTACCAGTAAAGAAAGCATCATCATTTCCGTCAAAACCTAATTCTAATCGGCTATTAGCATTGTCTAGATAAATCGCTCTGCCAGCAGTATCATCACTGATAAGCATAAAGTTATCGGCTTGAATATGTATTTCTCCGTCTATAGCTCTAATTTCATTTACATTTGAACTGCTTTCATGAAATATCTCCATGTCATTGCCAGTTCCAGTACCAACTGCAATTTTTGCATCGTCATTTAATCTAAAAAGACTATTTGATTTATCAAATATGATATTGTAATTTGTTCCAGCAAAAGTAACGCTATCACTAAAAGTACCACCAGCTAGAGGCATAAAAGGCCCACTAAAAGATAGGACACCACTTCCGTTTGTAGTTAATGCTGTGCCATTTGAGCCATCAGCACCTGGCAAAGTAAATTCAACATCATCAGATAACGTATCAACAGGTTTAAATTTTAAAAAGTTTGCTGTTGTCCTATCTCTAAACATTAATTTACCGACAGAAGCAACGGTAGACAAAACTGTTACACCTTCACTGCTAGCCAAGAATTTTTGAACTGGTGTAGGACTTGTCTGATCGTAAAGAGAAATTATCTCAAGATTATCCTTAACTACATTACCGAAAAATAAATTGCCAGACCCATCTGTTTTTAAAGCTTGCAAATTAGTTCCATCAGTATTAGGTAAAGTAAGAGTTACATTAGTGCTTAAACTACTTGGGCCTTGAAGAGAAACTTTATTTGTATTTCCAGAATCGCTATCAAACTCAATTGCATTATCTGATATGGAAACATTACCTGTAAAAGCTCCACCAGAAGTTGGCATTACTCCTGATATTTTGCTTGCACTTATAGCTGCGTTTGTAGCAATATTGTCGTTATCAATTACTCCATTATCAATCGTAAAGGTCGCTCCAGAATTGCTTACAGTAATATCACCTTTATCCCCGTCATCTATACCACCACCAGATATTTCAGCAACACTACCATCATCTTTTTTAGTGAATAATTTACCGTTATCAGTTCTTACAGCTACTTCTCCAGTAACAAGATCACTAGCACTTGGGTCGCTACCGCTTGCTCTTTTAAGTCTAATTTGATTAGCCATCGGCCTTTACCTCCTAGATTTAGTATGTACCGCCATCTATGTTGAAGCTAGAGGCACTTTCATCTTCTAAAAATGTAACAAGGTCAGATAATGCAACCTGTTTCATAGTTCCATTATCATTGCAAACAAATCTGTCTGCTGCTGCTAAAGTCGTTGATGTAGCTGAAGTTCCCCCATCCATTAAATTCAATTCAGAAGTTGTTGAAGTAATGCCATCCAAGACGTTCAGTTCGCTGGTACTACTGGTAATCCCATCCAAGACGTTCAATTCGCTGGTCGATAAAGTCGCTCCATCAAGAATTTGTATTTCAGCTTCAGTTAATGCAGCTAACGCAGCAGATCCACCTGATTGACAACCAGATAAGTTATCTAAGTCAGCATCATAAGCTTGTACTTGGCTTCCAATCGCTACTCCAAGACTTGCTCTAGCAGTAGCTCCAGATTCTAAAATGAAATTAGATCCGTTACCAACGATAAAGCTACTATCTGTTGGAGTTAAACCAGCTATATCGGTTAGTTGTGCGTCAAAAGCTTGAACATTCGTTCCAATAGCTAATCCTAAAGCTGTTCTAGCTGCACTTGCAGTTGTAGCACCCGTTCCACCATCGCCAATCGCAAGTGTTCCTGTTATAGAACTAGCAGCAAGATCAACAGCAATTTCAGCAGATTCAATAACAAGTCCACCATTTGCTTTTAGATCAACTGATATTGTATTGCCTGTTTTCTGTAGACCATCTGCTGTAGTAATCTGACCAGCACCAGAAAACTGTGAAAATGCAAGGTTATTTGTTCCAACAACAGCACTTCCTTTATTAGAAGTACAAACAAATCCATTTTCTGCATTTACTGTGCCTTGCTCTACAAAAACAAACGCACCAGCAGCGTCAGCACCAGTAGCTAAATCATCTGCTCTGGTTGGAGCACCAGAAGCATTAACTATATAGATACCGTTCTCTGTCTGAGTACTTTGGTCTTTGATAAGTATTCTGTCGTTAGTCGCTAATGTAATACCATCAATAGTTTGACCATTAGCAAAAGCAGAAGCTAACGTGCCATTTGCTGTTGTGGTTGCTTTTACAGAATCTTTTACATCTAATCCTTGAGAAACACCGTCAACATACGATTTCGAAGCTGCATCACCATCAGCACTCGGTGTAGCTAAGTTTGTTATTTTTTGGCTATTCAGAGATACAGCAGCAGAAGGGGCTGTCATCTGATCTAATCTCGAAGTTCTCACTTGTGTATCGAAATCAGACACCTTCGCTGAAGTTAGCGTTGGAATATCTGCGACTACAAGTGACCTAAATGAAGGAGCAGCAGAAGTTACTTCACCTCCTGCTAATACAGTGTTTGCAGCCCTAGTTGTTGCTTTATCAAAAAATGCTCCCTTACCACCAATAGCTTCAATAGAAGTAGCAGATCCTCCTGCTCCTCCAGTTCCTTTACCAATAACTAATACTTCATCGCCTTCTCTAAAAGCTATTTCAGCATTTTCAAGAGAAGTTGGGTTAGACGATCCAGTGGACCTTTTAATTCTAATTGTATTAGCCATCAGAAATTGCCTCCGTCTACGAGTGTTAGTTTAGTGGTTGTAGCATCTGCTTTAAATGTACCACTTGTTGAATCAAAATACACTACTGAGTCATTTACTTTAGCGGAATCATCTAAAGTAACACCAGATGTTGAAAAAGTTGGGCCTTGTGGACCTTGAGTTGTTACTTCAACCGTAGTTACATCAGAAATTTGACTGACAGTAACAGAATTAGGACTACTCATGCTGTGTAACCTTCACTTATAAATAGTTTACCCTCTAAATAATAGTTTTTGTTACCTCCTGGTTCTGTTAATAATACGTCATAAAATAAAATACTAGGAGTAAAATTTGCAGTATCAGTGTCCGACAACGAAATATCTACAATTCCACCTGATCTATTAGTGTAAGCAACTGACCAATCCGCATATTTTGTGGATCGTGATTCATCATAAACTTGTGCAGCCACAGTGTATCCAGTTAAATTTATAGCCGATCCAGAAGAATCTTTAAATGTTAGTCTGATAGGAAAGTCTGCTCTCCTGTCAACGGTAAAATTCTTTTTTCCTGGAATTATTGCCATTAGCTATAGGGAGAGTCACCAAGAATAGTTGTATTCCATTGTGCTTTTAATGCGTCTGTATCACTGGCAGAATCTATACCAGAATCAGCAGGAGCATCTCTTAATGCTTGCTTTTTAGCAACAATATCAGTTGTTGAAGCACCTGTTTCTAATGCTTTTTGAAATTCAATATCAAGTTCAGCAAGTTTTGGAGTTCTTGCATTTCTTATATTTGTTTTGTGAATTTCTTTGGCTTTCGCCATGTCAATTCCAAATCCCATAGTTTACTCCGTATAAGTCCAAGCATTTCTGAAACTCCTGTCTGTAGGAATTGCAGATTTATTAACAGTATAAACTGTCTTATCACTTGGGCAATCTTTTGCCTTTATTTGCTCTAAAGTTAAACCACAATTATCTGATGGGCAAAGAATACTAATACCACCATCATCTCTTGTGTAAATTAACCTGTAATCAGAATTTGCCATAAGTTTTTTTCTTTAAGTATAACCTAAGTGTTATTAATCGCCAAAACAGGCAACTGAAACAGTAGTTGTGTCAACTTGAACATTTCCACTATTAAAAATTTCTATTCTAAATGAACTTGTATTTTTTGTAACTTGAGAAGGATCTCTTAAAACAGGAAAAGTTAATGCAACTCCAGAGGTATGAACACCTCCAAAAACAGTAGCAAAATTAAGATTAGCAAAAGCTCCAGATGTAATATTTATCGTATATGAGCCAGTGCCTTCATCTCCTACAGTGCTCACATTAAAATCATCTAAAATAGCGTTTGTAGAGCCATTGTAATTAAGCCATAATTTTGCTCTACCCTGTTGAATTTGCTCTGGGGTTGAACTAGAGCCACCGCTTGTTGTTTGAATGTTATTTACTTTAAGTGTTGACATAATTAAGCACCTATAAACATCAAAAAATTATATGGTCTGTCAAAAGATCCAGTATCTGAGTCTTTAACACATCTCATTTGAAAAGCTGATGTTGAATATGTATCTCCATTAGTATATGAAGGAAATCTTAAAAATTCACTGGTAGAACTTCTACTACCAATTGATGTTACGCAATAGTTAGAATTTGCAAAACCATTTGAAAAACTAACAGTAAAATTTCCTGTAGCGTTATCTGATACAGAACTCACATTAAAATCATCCCTAAGAGTGTTATTAGTACCATCATAATTCATCCAAGCTGCTATAAACTGACCTTTTTCTGTTCCAGAACTATTCTGAATAACTGGTGCTGCGGAAGAAACACTTTTGATTGTACCGACTGCTAATGTACTCATGGTTTTGGATTTGCGTCTTTAACTGCTTTGATATGGGTTGCCCATGTGCCAGTTGCATCTAGTTTACCAGCAACTAAATCGTGATACAACATATCAAGTTGATCTCCAAAAGAAGCGTATATTGTAGAACCATCAGTAAAGGTTGTTCTGTCTCTTTGATATTGTGTGGCAGCATATTCAGCATCTATAGCTGTTCTTGCCTCATCAATTTTTGATTGCTCAACTGCAACTGTATTACCTGATTTATCTTTTATAACCGAACCAGTATCATTGATAAGGGTTACATTTGGATATGCTCTGCGGATAGCTTCGTGATCTAAACTCATACCGATACCTCCATGCAAGTAATAGAAGAAGAAGGTATAAGATTATTTACGTTATTATCATCTGAACTTGCTCTATTAAGTTTTAAAGTTTGTGTTCCACCACTACTTGTTCTAATTTTGATTCCGTATGTTACTTGAGAGGTTGTTCCTGGTTCATCTATAAAATCAACAATTAATGGTGAAACGTAATAATTTCTTTCATTACCATTAACTGCTGCGGTTCTTATTCTATTACCATTACTATCAGCCATAGATGCTGTATGTTCTGTCCCATTTTTGGTTAAGTTAATACCAACAAGATTAGTAGCTGAACTTGAACTAACGTGTGCTACAACTCGAATTAAAACTTTATTAGAACTACTCGAAGGTGTTATATTACATGACATACAAACACTTGAGGCATTTTGCGCCCCGACACTTTCAGAAAAAGAATCTTTTTTGTATGTTTGTACAATTTGAATAATCCCACCATTAGCTCCTGCTGGCAGACCACCTCTCGGTACTATACTGTCGACTTTAATTTGGCTCATAAATCTATTATATACATACTTATACTACTGTCCATGTCTCTCCAGAGCCAACTGTAACGGTTACTCCGCTTGCAATGGTTATAGGGCCAAAACTCCCTGCATTTTTACCGTTTGTTATTGTGTAGCTTCCTGTAATTGTTTGATCGTTTTCCCAAAAAACTGCATCACCGTTACCTACCGCACCTCCACCAGCAGCAGCCCAACTTAATGTTCCCGATCCATCGGATACTAAAGCGTAGCCAGAAACAGCAGCATCAGCAGAAGGTAATGTCCATGTGAGACTAGAAGAGATTGTAGCTGGTGCTTGAAATCCTACATAATGACTACTATCAGCATCAGCAAAACGTAAATCTGTCTGAGCCTGGAGCGTTATACCGTTGGCATCCATTATCAATCTTTCTGTACCAGCAGCAGAAAATCCCATTACATTTGCAGATTTTCTAAATAATCCTAAATCTGTGTCTGTATCAAAACTTAGTGCTGGACTAGAAGCACTGCTTGAGTCATCTATAAGTAGCTGACCTGTCATTGTGCCACCAGACTTAGGCAAAAGACCTAAATTAGCTTGATCTATATTCCCTATTGTTGTAAAAGCACCATTAGTTGAATTTCTTACTTTTAAATCTTTAGAAGTTGTATTAAGAAAAGTCATGCCAGCTACGCAAGCACTAGAAGCTAAATCAGAATCAGCAGAACTTGAATTACTAGACTGTAAAGCTAATAAACACGCTTCAATATCCTGTCTTACTGTCTGACCAGCAGCATTTTCAATATTAAAATTACTGACGATACTCATAGTTAAACAATAGTTTTCCTCATGTTAACCTCCTTTACCAAAACCAACAGCACTATAGGTAAAGTTCCTATCAATACTAGCATTACTTGAGTTCTTAAAATGAACTGTAAAACCAGTTCCAGAAATACTGCTAAGTTCAAAATAATCACCTGATGCCATGTTTTGTGGAGAAATATTAACAGAAGGTAAGAAATTATTTAAATTGCCAAGTGCAGACGTTCCAACAAAAAATGGTGCTGTGAATGTAACAGCTTTTGCTCCTGCTCCAGATGCTATAACAGCAGACTGTTCCGTTCTTGATGGCATTTCTGCTGAATATCCTAATTGTTGTAGAAGCATATTTTGAGCAGGATCACTGGTTTCTAAAGTTACTCTAAATTGAAAAGCTCTTCCTTTGAAAGTTCCATTCGCAAAATCATTAAAACTTGTATAGGTAGGCGATCCACTAGGATCATCAGTTGTGGTACGGACTGCTAATTTTGCGTTGGCTTCATCTGCTGCATCACCATCCCAGTCAATCCAAGTATCTACAAAACCAGTTCTGCTATCAAACAAGTTTGAAGGATAGTAACCAGCACCTAGAAAATGTCTTTTTAAGACAAGTGAGAATGTTCCTCCAAGATCTAATGTAGTTGCAAAATCATATGTTCCTGTTGCTTTTGTAGCTGGACTTGTAATTGATATGTTGGTTAAAATCAATCCACCTTTGGTTGCATCGAATTGAGTATTGTTAAATAAACTACTTGTTGTGTTATTAAAAGGAGGACTATCTGTATCTTCTCTATCAGTTTTTACAGTGATAGAATCGAGAATGTCTACAATAGAAAGATTTACACTAGCTGCACTAGGACTAAATCTACCTCCGTCATCTTGGAATTTAAGAAGATAAGTACCAGCTAAAGCAGGAACGATTACTTCACTAGCATTACCAGCAACAGCTTCAATAACGTCTTGAGCAGATTGAAATGTTGCTTGATTTCCCGTTTGGTTAGTATGTCTTACATAAACTCGACCACCATGTAAAACATCTATAGCAGTTGACTGAGTAAATCTTAATCTTGCAAATTGTTCATTAATCGGTTCAATAGTCAAACCTGACACGTTTTCTGGAAGTGCTGTTTTACCTTGAGCAGTGAATGAAGCTTCAGTTGCATTTGCAGAAATTTCTCCTGCTGCATTGTATGAAAATACTTGAACTGTATAATTTGCTTTTACAGTATCTAACAACTCAAAATCACTACTAAATACAACTTGAGAAACATAGTTACCGTTTTCAATTTTGTAGTTAACTAAATATTGAGTAACTCCTATCTGTGGTTGCCAATCAACAATTAGCTTACTTCGAGCAACACTATTTATAACAACTGTTTTTTCTGTGATTGTTAGATTACTTGGCGGTAATGCAGGAGCATTTAATACAGATATTGTTCTTGTAGGTAACGGAGTACCATCTTCAATAAATGCGTATTTACCTTCTACATAGGATAAAGCCGTAATTGAATATTGAACATCGTTTTGCTCCTCTACTTGAATAACTCTAAATAACTGAGTCTGTAAAGTTGTACTAGAAATCAAATAAGGAGCATTTGCACTAGGGGCAGAACTAAAAGTCGAGGCGGTTGTACCATCAGGTCTTGTAACGCTATCAACAGTAATTACTGCATTTGCCATATTAGAAATAGAACCCACTTCTACTGTTCCGTCAGATAAAATTACACTAATAGTTGGGTTGTCATTTGGACCAGGAAAAGGTGTTTGGCTGGCAGCATCAATAGTTATCTCAGTAGTTGTTGCAGAGACTACCCGACCACCCTGCCTTGCTCCTGCTCTAACTGGATCGTTTATTTCAATAACAGAACCAGGTCTGACAACAATTCCAGCATCTATAGAAGTAGTAAAACTGATAGTTTCTGATTCATTCTGTTCAGCAAAAAGAACTGCTCTTCCTAATCTGGCAGCCTGATTACGAGAAGTACAGCCAAACGCTTTTATCTGTTTTATGATCGCTCCAAACTTACTTATTGCTGTTGCATCTTCAATAACTTCAAAATCTACTTCTTTTGAATCCATATTAAAATAAGCTACAGAAACTACGCTATGCCTAGTTTTTAAACTACTTCCTGAGTAAACAAAACCTCCTTCTCCCACATTGGCTAAATTAAAAAGATAACTAGCTGTTGTAGGTTTATCTTGAGCTAAAGTAATACCTCCAGCAGACCATATTGGCATACATCTCATAACACCAGATAACTCGTTAATTGCTGCAAACGCTTCTCTAGGACTTTGAATATTTACATTACAGCTAAATCTAGCTTCTTTAGTTCCTGCTCCCGTTCCATCGTCTACTTCTTCGTTAGCGTATTTACTGGCAGCAACAAAACTAAATAAATCTATATTACTGTCGACTATATGATTACCTAATCCATATCTAGTGTTTGTGAGTAAGTCAAGTAAACACATTGCTGGACAGTTTGTATAGACAGCAGCCCCCATAACTCCATTAAAAACGTAACCACTTGGGTAAACAATTCTTCCAGTTTGTATATCTACTGTTGGAGTGCCCGTTCCAGAAGCCCCTGCTCCTGGTATTCTTACCTTTACTCCTCTGAGTCTGTATTTTCTTGTAGGAATACGATTAAACTGTTTACTATCAAAACGAAGAAGAGTATAGGCACTATTAGCATAAGTTAAAGATGTATCTAAAACTTCTTGAAAGCTCGTGAATTGAAAAGCATTAACTCTGTTAGATTCAGTGCTGTCTGCTGTTATGCGAACCACTCGTATGTCTACAGTTGTAAATCCAGGTGTTAATTCAATTCTATGATCTCTAGCATAAGCATCAGCAGTCCTACCAGAAACTTGAGCCGTTCCTGCTGTACCTCCAATTTTATCTACATAACCACCAGAATCATGTTGTATTTGAATTTTGTACTCAACTGTGTCTCCTCTAATATCTCCATCATCTTCTAAAAGTTGAATTTGAGGCCAAGTTAAAGTAACAATTACGGCATCAGTATCAGTATTTGTAATCTGTCTAACAACTGGAGCAGAAGTAGTTACAACAGTTCCAACACCTGTAGGTGATCTAGTCTCAGCAGGAATACCACTCATTGCTGTTTGACTTTCTGTTCCAAACCTAGATTTAAATGATACGTCTTTAAAATTAAAGTCACTATCAGCAGGGCTAGTATTTGAAGCAGAGCTACTTAAAATTGGAGTATCATCAAGAAAAATGTCCTTTAAGCTTGCATTGTCGTAAGCTGCTGTGCCTTTAGTTAACTGTGCTTTTGATGCACTAGCAAAACCTTCTATTTCTCCTTCAGAAACTAAATCTTGAATAGTAGCAAAACTTCTACTATGTAAAGTATCAGGAGCACGATAAGGAGGAGGGGGTGGCTTTGGACCTTTAGCACCTCTAATAATTTTAATTTCGTCTGTCATGCTTCTACTTGGTTAGTGTCTACTGCTGCACTTATTACAACACTTCCTGTAAATATTTCACCATAAACTATTGGAACAGGTGTTCCTGCTCTTGATGTATTCTGAACTCCGCTAAAACTAAAAGATAATTGTGGGTCGGCCTCTGAGTTAAATTCTTGAGGTTTCGGTAAGGGAAACAGCATTTCACTAACACCCATAAGTGTCAAAGCTATACCAACATTTCCTGCGATAGCTGCTAGGCTACCTCCAGTAAATCCAAAAACCCCTCCTGCACCTAAACTAAGTCCCGTTCCTCCAGAAATAACACCAACACCTATTAAAGCAGCACCTAATAGTATTTTTCCAAAACCTTTTCCTGCCCCGTCAATCACTGGTATGAAATGTATATCTTCTTTACCTATTGGATAGTGTATTTCTTCTTTGTCTATATCAAAATTACCAACTTTAACTTGATAGTATTTAGGACTCATAAAAGTTTCTATTCCAGGAAAATTATGTATTAAAAAACTTACTGCTTTGCCAACCGTATCTACTTTAACTTCAAATTCTTTATGGCCTACAAACTTAGCCAATTCACCATACAGCTTTACTTTACGAAGCATAACGTAACCTCTTTCCTGTACATTTTAGCAACCATTCAGAATATGGTTCTCTACAAGATAGTCTATCGGTTAAATGATGAATAACATCTCCATCAAAAAATAATGCTACATGATTTAATCCAGGATTAAGAATACTCATAAATAATAAATCACCGTTTTTTAAACCTTCCTCTGGTCTTAGTTCTCTAAAACCTGTTCGCCATGCACATCTTTCAAACATAGGATCTTTTAAAAACTCTTCTAGTGTTATTGGTCTTTCCCAATCTCTTAGCTCTATGTTTCTTTCTTGTTTATACCAATCTCTAACTAAACTCCAACAATCTGTTACTCCCCATACCCATTGACGACCCAAAAGGGGTGCTTTGTATCCACAAGGTTCTAGGTAAGCCCATTGCTCTGTTTTAGGATTAACAATGTACCAAGGAAGATTACTTTTTTCACAACTTACTTTATCTGCTTGACTTGGGTAGGGCGGTGTTATTGGATGACTGTGTACAACACCTACAATTTCTCCTGCATTATCAGCTTTTACATAATCTTCTGGATCAATTATGAAACATTGGTGATCTGTCATGGATAGATTTCGACAAGGATAATACTTCTCTTTACCCTTAATATTAAGCAACAATCCGCAACATTCTCTTGGATCTTCTCTTTTTGCGTGAAGTAACGCTTTGTATTTCCAAGTCATCCTGCAAATGTACC